TTTCTAAAATCAACAACTGTTCGTCTGAGTATTTTTTCATTTCTTTTTGGGTGATCAGCAAGTCTTCGGCAGGTAATTTTAATTTCCCTAACTTCATGGCCGTTTTGATGATCCGACCAAAATCTTGCCCGGTCAAAACGACTTTGCGATCAGAACGAAACGCCGCATCTAATACTTGTTGCACCCGTTGTAAATTGCTAGCAACACTAGCGACGATGATCCGACCTTCCCAGTAACGGATATTGTCATAAACTTCATCTTGGATCGTCAATTCAGAAGCGATCGGCGTTGGATTTTCGGCATTTGAAGACGTGCTTAGCAATGCTAAGACGCCTTCTTTTCCAATTTCCGCTAAGCGGCCAAAATCGGTTTGATACATAGGGATCGCTGTTTGGTCAAACTTGAAATCTCCGGTATAAACGATATTGCCAGCTTCTGTTTTGACGCTGATCCCAACAGAATCAGGGATAGAATGGGTCGTACGGAAAAAGCTGATGGTCGCATGACCAAAGTCGATCTCCGAATGTTCATCGATCACATGAAAATCTTTGAAGCGCTTGGTAGCTTCATTTTTATTCACGGTCAATTTTGCTAGTTCGATCGTTAACTCGGTCCCAAAGACCGGTACTTGGATATTCTCCAAGAAATAAGGCAATGCACCAATCGCATCTGCATGCCCGTGGGTCAAGAAGACACCCGCCACACGGTCGGCATTTTCTTCTAAATATGTGAAGTCTGGAATCACTGTATCGATCCCTAATAATTCATTTTCTGGATAACGGACACCGCAATCCAGCACAAATATATCCTCGCCAACTTCAGCAATGTACATGTTCTTTCCGTTTTCGCGTACACCGCCAAGAGGAATGATTTTTATCGTTTCCACTTTTATTCACCTCTTAATTTTTTTCTACTGTATTATTTCCCAAGCATAAGCCGTCCCTATTATTATACAACAAAAATAACAATATTACTTGCAATCAATCGCAAAATCTCGCAACGTTAAGGTTTTTCGTTATCGCAATGACACAAAATAGCGCAATCATTCGCAATAAAACGCAACTAAAGGGTAGTCAAAGGAATTCAAAAATGCGGGCATGCATACATAGATTTTTTAATTTTTTCCATAGTTAAATATTCTGTTCGCTTTACAATAAGAACAAACGTTCGTACAATTCATCTGAGGAGTGAATAAAAATGGTACGTTTTCGTTATGAGTTAGAACCAAAGCGTGACATTCTTTTTATCGATGTAAAAAGTTTTTATGCTTCTGTTGAGTGCGTGAAGCGCGGCTTGAACCCATTGAAAGCTATGCTAGTAGTCATGTCTCAGTCTGACAACACTGGTAATGGGTTAGTGCTTGCAGCTTCCCCTATGGCAAAAAAAGTGTTAGGGATCTCCAATGTAACAAGGAATGATAATATGCCAAATCATCCTCAATTAATTAAGGTCGCTCCAAGAATGAACTTATATATCAAAGAAAATACGAAGGTAAATAATGTTTTCCGAAAGTATGTTGCTGATGAAGATCTACTTATATACTCTATTGATGAATCCATGATTGATGCAACAAAATCTTTAGACCTCTTTGTTCCTGATAAAAACTTGTCTCGAAGCGAAAAACGGCTCCGTTTAGCGGAAATGATTCAAAAAGACATTTATGAAACCACAAGACTTTATGTGACTATCGGTATCGGTGATAATCCATTGCTGGCGAAACTAGCCTTAGACAATGAGTCAAAGCACAATAGATCCCTGATTGCTGAATGGACGTATTCAGATGTTGAGTCTAAAGTTTGGAACATTTCGCCTATTACTGAATTCTGGGGAATAGGGTCTCGCACTAAAAAACATTTAGAGCGGATGGGAATAGAAACCATCAAACAGCTTGCTCAAGCTAATCCCGACCTTTTAAGAAGCCGAATGGGGATTATCGGTGAACAGCTATACCACCATGCAAACGGAATCGACCGTACAATTATTTCCGAGCCGGCCCCAAGAACTAGGGATAAAAGTTATGGTAATAGTCAGGTGCTTAACAGAAACTACTATTTGCAAAACGAAATTGAAATTGTTATCAAAGAGATGGCCGAACAAGTAGCTGCTCGAATTCGAAAACATCAATGTCAAACTTCTTGTATTCACGTGTACATAGGGGTAGCCTATGGAGAAACACAAAATGGTTTCTCACGCCAAATGACAATTCCACCAACAGACAACTCGAAAAAGTTAGTGGAACATTGCCTTTTCTTATTTCGGAAATTTTATAAAGGTCAAGTTGTTCGGCACGTTGGAATTACGTACTCTAAGCTTATCTATACATCTAATGTTCAACTCGATCTATTTGCAGATGCAGAAGACCAAGTCAGGCAACTAAAGTTAGATCGGATTATAGACAAAATACGTGATAAATATGGATTTACCGCTATCGTACATGCCAATAGTAAAATGCAAGGTGCTCGAGCGATTGCTAGGAGTAAATTGGTTGGTGGTCATGCCGGTGGAATGGATGGGATTTCGAACGAAGGGACTGATCAAAATAAATATCATAACCCAGTATGAACAAAAGTACATCGACCTTGAAACTTTTATCAACGAGTTTCCGGACAGCATCTCAGAATCGCAAGAATGTCTGTTTGGTCTAGCTTGTATCGAATTTTATGTAAGTTTAGTTCTGGAAAAACATTCGCTCTCCTTTTATATATCCCCTTATGAAAAATAGCTCAGAAAGCTTCTTTTACCTAATGTAAGCAGATTCATCTTTTGTTACAATTAAAGAAACTAAATGTATAGGAGGTTCCCGATGGTACAAGTTTCGCTAGATAAAGTTTCGGTTTTATGCCGACAAAGAGGAGAAAGTCTTAGTTCAATGGAAAGAAAGCTTGATTTTAGTCCGGGACAAATAAAACGCTGGGGCACGGCTCAAAATGATCCAACACTTGGAAGTCTTTCTCGATTAGCAGATGGATTGGGTGTCACAATAAACGATATAGTTGTCGGTCAAAGACATTCAAAATACAGTTTAGAGGAAAGACAACTGTCTTTTTATCAGGAACTATACAAAACTTATCAAGCTTTCAAAGCCCAAGACTTGGAAAATCCTTTACAATTAGCAATTTCAAGTGTTGCAATAGGGAAATATCTGGATTTAGATGAACACGAAGGCGTGATGATTCCTGTGTGGTTAAAATTACTTAATATTGGGGAAAGAGATCATGAAAGACAGTTGAGACAAGAAGACAAAAGATATGGTGCCCCACAAGCAAGACCAAAATTTTAATCAACAAAAAAGCCCTCCTACTCGATTCTGAGTAAGAGGGCTTGAAATTTAAAATCCCGTAGTATAAATTAGTAAAAAAATAACATGGACGATATTCTAAACAATTATATCCATGGCTATTGAATAATGTTAAGATAAAAAGCGAAGAGTACTAGAAGCATAGTCTAAAGGCTTCCCCAAGATAACTTCCCCAAGTTTTTCTGCTCTAGTACTCTTCTATAATTAATGCATGTTGCATAATAACCCTACTTTAAAAACAAACGGTTTACAAGCTTTTTCTGATAAAACGATTAATATTTAATTAAATACGGAACTTATTTTATATTATTTGCAAAATTATGTACCCCCGCCTACTAAATTAAGGCGGGTTTAATATTTTTCGAGTTAAAACGGGGAACGTCCAGCATTTAGATCACGCTGAATTGCCATCACTAACTGGCTTTGCGGCGCACTGATAAATCCGTCGACAGTGGTGCCTTTAGCACGCTGCATCGCCCGAATCGTTTGTTCTCCACACAATCCATCGATTTTCCCAGTGTATAATCCTCTTGCAGCAAGTTTCCGTTGGACATCTCGAATAAGGTTCGATCCGATCAATGTGGTATCGAAAACAGCCGCATGGATGTTTTGATTCTGAGCTTGTCGCCATTGATGACTGATACGTCCGTCTTGAATCTGCATTTTTGTCACTACCTGCCAGCGTCTAGCTGTCAACGGTCCGAGCGATCCATCCTCAGCAAGCTTTTCTGGCTGGGCTGGCGTCGGTGTTGGTTTTGGTGTAGGGCTAGGAGTTGGCTGTGGTGTAGGTTTTTCTACTGCGCTACCTCCCCCATTACTTGATCCGCCTCCAGCAGTTGAGTATCCCATGACCTTCAATGCTGCGTTAACTGCATCAACCATTTTTTCACTCAAAATATCCATGTCACGCTTGTTATCAATAAAGCCCCATTCAATCAGCACCGCAGTACCAACCGATGCTCGGATCACATAAAGTGACGTGGTAGCTTTCGCCCCTCTGTTTACCCATCCAGTTACTTTACAAACTTCATCGCAGATCGCTTGCGCTAGTTTTCGAGCTGTTTCGTTTCCAGCGAAGTACCAAACTTCAAATCCGTTCGCTTGTCCGTTGAATGCATTTAAGTGGTGGCTTACATGATAACTCTTGCCAACTCGATTCATTCGATCGACGATATTAACAAGGTTAGCATTCGCAGTAGTCCCAGCATCATCCGTACAGTCAACCGCCTTAGTCACTTTGATAAATTTTTCGTGAATTGTTTGTGCAACTTCATGCTCTCTTAATCCGTTGCCGGCAGCCCCCGGTGTGCGGGCATTATGACCACGGTGTGAGGTTGAGTTATTATATTTTGTCATTTCTTATTCCTCCATCCCTACATAATAAAAATCATCGATCTTCTCTGTTGGATCATCTGTCTTTTCACGTTGTTTGAGCTCAAATTTAAATGAAACGGGTTTGTTTTCTTTGGTGAAAGGCGCAATTAATTGGTAAATGGTACCGCCGGTATGGTGCATAGTGTGTGCCGCATCTTCTACCGGATCTACTTCCTTCACAATTTCTGGTGTTGCTACTGCCTCAAAATCTTTGATAAACTGCTCTTTGTTTCTCATAATTTTTTCCTCCTAATTTTTTAAGCTTTAATAGCTTTGTTTTCCCACTTTTTATATGCATCAAAGTAGTACTCGTTTTTATCACCGTTGTATGTGATTTCGTAGTACATCCCGTCAAGTAGTTTTGTACTCAGCAATGCCTTATTGTTTTGTAATGCTTTCACTTGCCATACAACAAAAACATCATCAGCTGTAATCTCTTTCTGATCACTTTTATCCAAATGACCATTCGTATAACTAGCTACTAACTCTCGACACTTATCACTAAATTTTTTCTCATCCATGTTTATTCCTCCTAAATTTTGATATAGAAAAAGATCAGCCCTTCGACTGATCTTGATTCCCATAGATTTTATTTTCTGTTTCTGACTGACCATCGCCATAGTCTGGTGGATCATCGCTATGAATCAAGTGATCACCTTGGATCACAAATTGATGACCTAGCACAGCCGCACCTGTAACTAATACTGCCTGTACGATGTGTTCTGCCGTGTAGCCACCTAATAAAACAGGCGTAAAGATTAAACTAATTGCCAGCAATAAAAAAGGAATCCATTCGGTTCTTAGGATCCCTGCATGCTTAACAAAATACCCGATGATCCATAATGCAAGGATCATCACAAGCCCTTCTTCGATGATAAACTGTGTAATGCTCATTTTCTTCCTCCAATCATGTTAAATAGCGTTTTAATCTGCTCTTTTATGGTTGCTAACTCTTTTCCGAATTCTGATTGCTTGTCTTGAATATCCTTAAGCGACCCATTTAAACCATCAATTGATTTGTTTAAAGCTTTAAGTGTCTTCCTCATATCTGCGAAAGCACTGTAATACTTCGTAAAACCAAAGATTATAGTGCCTGCTAAAGAAGCGATCGCGATCCATTCTGTTACTGTTAGTGCGTCCATCCTATCACCTACCTAGTTCAATTCTTCGATTGGGTTTTCTAGTTCGTGGTTCTCCTCTAATTCGTCGATCACATCATGGACCACTTCCTCAAATTCGCTGTCATCTTTTGCATCGACGACCATCATATTCACATCGTCCATCCGCAGCTGGTGCTCTTCTAACTCACTTACGGCCTTATGCCAATGCTCTCGGACATATTCCGTAAAGGCACCTTGCTTATGTGATTGTCTAAGCTCAGTTAAAAATTTTTTCACGTCCAACTTTATCCACCTACCTTATAGCCAATATTCGTAGTTAACCAAGAGCCGATTGGTGCATCATGCATCCCAACTTGACTATGCCCACTGTATCTTGATACAGTGACTTCTCCATTTGTTTCTACGTGTAACAGGTACTTTGCAGAGCCACTGCCTTGCATTAACCCCCGTTCTTGTCGATCAGGACGATACCCTACCGGGAGAGTACACATAACATACGCAGGTGAATTTGCTGGTATAACAACTGTATTTGTTATTGCTCCATGCAGGGTAATCCAGTCTTCTTGTCTTTCCACGGCGCAATAGTTTGTTGATGCAGGATCTGCATTATAGGTCATGAATCCTGCCGCAAACGCTGGTGCTATACGAGGCAGTGAGTTATCTTTTTCTAATCGCTCAATGCGCGCTGTCGTGATGTCTGTGTTGGCTTCGTAGATATGCAGTTCTCTGATTCTTAGAACAGTTGCCGGCTCAAGCCAAATTGAGAATGCAGCAAAAGTGGTTAGCTTGATTGTTCCTTGGATCCAAACCGGGGAGGTATTTTGCAGTTCAAATTTAATGTTTTCACCATTTACTGCACCAACCTCGATTTGTTTTCTAACAGATGCCTGATCTGTATTTACAAACATCGCTACATTATAAGACCTTCCTATCGCTAGGCTCAGTGGCGGAGTTGCCCAATAAACTCTCCCTTTTGTTACGGTTGTATTGTTCAAAACGACACCATTTGCATCATACGTCATTGCAAAGTTTCCTTCGTTAAACGGACGTGGTTCTCGTTTTTGAAAATCTGGGTCAGGGAACTGATTTGTAAGATTTATTGTGTTCTCTTCTAGCGTTTGCACTTTTTGTTGAGTTATTTCGAATTCTTTTTGATCTGCTTTATCGCTCGGTGCCGGAAACCACCCTAAGTAACGATTACCTTCCACAAGTACAAATTCTTTGATACGGATAGTACAAGAGATACTTGCTTGTATCGCTATTGTTGGCTGTGCTGGAATTACCCAAGTCCCCGGACGTGTAGTGCCTGTTGCTGTAATAAGCTGCCATTCGCCTACTTTTGTAAAATCAACATATCCAACTGGTGCATCTTGCATTGTTCCATCATTAGTCCTAAGAAAAACACCTGTCCCATGTCCGGTTGCTCCCGCTGATACTGATTCGACATATACCATCAACCCAATATTGTATTGTGTAGACTGCTTTATTCCATCTAAATTTATAGAAATTGTTGATCTGACTTCGTTAACGCCTTTGGATATTGTTGTGTACTCTCCATTTGATGTGATACTTGTAAATGACGAAGTGATCCATCCGTCTAAACCATTGTAAAACGAGCTTCTTGGTAATAAGTTTCTTGCACTTATATTCAAATCGCTTTTCAAAGCCAGTTCCGCCGGGTTTGGCATCCAGTCTCCACCCACATTACCTAGGCCAAAAGAGACATTTCGTACAGTAGGAACGCGTCCAGTGTCATATACTCCGAAAAAGGCTAACAATGATCGTGTTTCGGTTTCGAAACTCCCGGACTTTTTAGGTTTAAAAGTAATGCTAAATCTTTGATATTCATTCGTCGCATGCAAGAAATGTTGACCCATATCGTATCTGGCACCACTGCCGTTCTGACAATAAACCCTAATTTCACCAGCGATTGCCGATTTAAGATCAAACGAAACTGTGTATTCTCTATCCATGCCGTACTCATTGATTAGCGGGGCGAGGTCCCAAGAAGGGTGATTCAAAAATTCACTCCTACTATTTTGCTCAATGTGAGAATCAATCAAATAGTTACGAGTTGCAACTGAGATATTACTCAGCAATGCCTCGATTTCATTTTTTACAGTGGTCAGTCGATTCTCCAGCTGAATGACCATCTGCTTAATTCCTGCAATCTCACTGTCGAGTGAAGTAAACTTGTTTTGTGCATCTTGCAAAAAGCGATTGATTTGCGCCTCAAGATCAGCAATCTTTTTGTTAACTTCTGCTTGTGCTTCGGTTGTCATAGCGGAGACGATACTTCTTACTTCTGCGATTTTTTCGGAAATTTCGTGGAATCCGTCATAGTAAAATTGATCTGCCCCACCCGTCATGTCGTCGATTGGGCTTCGTTCAATATGGAAAAGAAATCGACCAGCTGTATCTAGTTGCTGATCGTTTGGCGGTTTGATGTAAATGCTTCCGTCCACTCGTCCTTGATGGCCAAGGATATTATTTTTAAGGATGATTGACACAAGTCCTTCTGCAGCATCCTCGATCTCCGCATGATATACGTGTCGGAAGCGTCCCATGTCGCTTGTCTCTGATCCACCTTCTAGACAGATTGGAATGACGGTGCCGTTTGATAATGGCTGTGGTGCGCCGTCTTTTTCAAGCTTAAATAGTAGCTTTGCTGTCCCTCGATCATGCGAGAAAAATACAACCTTGGTACTGATTGGATCCACACGTTCTGCTTGGATTCTGATCAAGGATTCATTTTTCTTGAATAACGCATTCTCTGTCTCAACTTTGATCGTTACAACTGCACGTGCAATTTCATTATTGCCCGAGTCATATCCGACTAATTCTACTTTGTCATGTCGCTTGATACGATCCGGACCAACATAATAAGTGAAGAATCCGTTGTTGAATGTTCCGCCCCAGGACACGTGCTGATCGTTGATAAATAATCGACCTCGAACAACAGCGCCTGAATACTGACCCGTTAACTCCGATTGACCGATTGAAAAAGTGTCCGGAAACAAACGAGGAATAGTTGATTTTTCTGTCATGAGAATATTTGCCCCCCTAGCGATCGTTGTTCCATTGTAGTTCCTGTGATCGACGCTGCGGTGTCTCGGAAAATGATTGCCCCTCGTGCCCCACATATAACCGTATTGTTATTCCCGGCCACATCTCCAGACAGACGAGTCATTGCTGTAAATTCGGCACGTATCACCATACGTTGATGACTTGCCCATGAGGTGTACACGTTACCCGAGCAACCACTAAAATGAAACGTATTGTAAGAATCGTGTGCGAGTGTCGAAGCCGTTGCCCGACAATTATCAATAGCGCCATAAGATACTCGATCAAATCGGATGAAGTAGCCCGGCGAGTTTGCGATATCCGTAGACTGAATACCTCTTACACGGCAATACGTACTGCAATCAATGAACTGGATCGATCGAATAAAACAACTTAAGTTCCCAGTTAGTGCGCTAACAGATGAGTTATTTTCTGCCACGATTTCAATATTATCTGCCTTAAAACCTCGAACGGTAACATCTTCCAGATATGCCCCGCTTCCAATCCGTATATTAAAGCGCGTGGTCGATAGCAGTGGTAAACTGTTGACGGCTGCTTGAACTGTTAAGAACGGTTTTCGTTCCGTTCCGTCGCCTGTTGTGTCGTTCCCATCTTTAGAGACGTAAATTACTTGGGTTCCGCCAGATCCACCGTAAAGCATCTGGATCACTTCAAGTAACTGATCATAACCATCGCTTAAATCCTCGATTTTAGATACTAATTCTTGCCTTTCTTGTGCTGACAATTCCTCTCCGGCGATTAATCGCTCTTGTAGCGTTAAAAATGTATCCCCTCGCCAGTTGACACGTGCGTCGATCACCTCATTCGGTGAGTTGCCGCCTGCTTTTAGTACTGTATTGCTGATTCTTGACTCAAGATATTTATCTTTCTGATCGAGACGATCAAACTCTCGATTGGCTAGGTCTACATTGTCATTGATCGTATCCCTAAATCTACGGTCTAAATGAATACCGATCTTTTTTAGTAACTCCAAATCAGATCAACCTCCTTTGAATTAATTTTGCTAAAATACTCGTCATGGTCTTTTTTGTGTTTGATAAAATAATTTCCGGCGGTTTATTAGGGATTGCCGGGTACTTTTTGTAACCGACGACCTGGATATAAGTATTTACATTAAGCGGCTCATAGATAAACGGCACAAAATCACCTTTGTTGATTTCAGTAGCCCACTTTAACGTGACAACTCCTGTGATTGCTGGTTGATCTTGCAATTCACGAATCAATCGCTCGCGCATATTAGCAGCAACTTGATAGCGCTCATCTCGGACCGGTTGTTGTATTCTGATTCCCCATTTTGCCGATTCCGGGCTAGTGTACGTGATTGGTGCAAAATATTCACGATCATCGTCATCGGTACCACCAAAGCCTCTTATTTGTGTGCGCAATGATAAAGTATCAATATCAAATCGAACTTCGCCGGTGTTGTGCTTGTAACGTATTTGCTGCTCCGTTTGCTGGCCATAACTGCCTGCCGGATAAAATGTTAGCCTCCGGTTATCAGGGATCACTACTGCTCCAAAATCGGATAAAAGCTTGTTGATCAATCCTAAGTAGCTATCATCACCAAAGTTCTCAACGTCGCGACTACCAAGCGTATTGTGCGGATCAACTAGATCCCAACTAAACCCTCGATTTCCAGCTGCAAAGATATGAGCCAACAATTGCCGCATAGTGCGCCGACCGGTTACTGTTTCGTATTGATAGCCCTCAGCGATCGAGTAATAGACGTGTGTTGCGACGACTGTTTTATACAATGAGCTACCTTCACCGCTGTCCGATAACTGCTTGATAATAAATTCCTGACCTCGATAAAAAATCGAGCTTTCGTGCGCTACGAGATCAAAAGAGACTTTGTTGCGCTCATTCAATCGGATTGTCAAAGACAACTCCCAAGTCTCGCTCTCTTGCCAATTTTCAAAAAAAGAGTGCTTGTCATAATCGATAAGCAACTCCTCTTGCGTTTGTTCATAATTTCGAATGATTAAATCTGTCATGATCTCACCTACTTATACAAAAAGCGGAAATCCCACTCAGAACGTACACGACTAATATTTTGAATCTCTATGTCATTCTCCCCTGGGACAAGTGTGATTAATCCGTGATTTGTATCGATGCCTCGATTAACACCATTTCGCCGAGGATAAACGCCATCAATCTCTACCCAATCGCCACGGTTAGTACTAAAATTCGGGTGATAGATAAAGCGCTCGCCGGTCGTGCGGTTAAATATCGTCATCTGTCCGTCACTTTCACCTTCAACTCTGATTCTCAAATCATGTTCACGAGGATCAATAGTAAAGTCGCCAGCATTAAAAATGACAAAGCGGCTCGTGTTATGAATATACTTATAATCTTCTGATGCCAAACCTTGCGAAACTTGCCATTCTAAGCACACACTGTTGCCATCTAATGTTTTCATCAAAGATTCGCCATGCCCTCGATAGCAATAAAAGTTGATTGTCCCATTAACGAAACGACTTGTTACTTGCTCATAATCGATCGCTACTCGTACACGGTATCTTTTCCCTGGCTCATTTGGATTGATTAAATACATCAGCTGCTTATCGATCAAAAAGTGTTGAAACTCAGTTGTAAAAAGGGCAGCCTCTTGATAGGAGTCCACACTTATCGCAAAATTTGTTGTAAAGAGAAATCCGTTAAACCGTTCATTGCTGATCTGATTGCCGTCCGATCCTTCGAATTGCACAAAGGATTGTTCAAGATCCGGCGCTTCTCTTTTCAAACCGGAAAACTTGATGCCCGAAAAATACTCCCGCAAAGAATACCGTTCACCACCTTTGATAATCAAGACATCTGATCCCATTAAATTCCCCCTAATCCTTTATTGGCTAATAAACGATCAAAGATGACCGCATTGTGCCGATCAGCAACAGAAGCAATCTCTCCCTCTGTGATCATAAACTCTTTTCTAGCGATCACTTCCAACAGCTTGATGATTCGCTTCAAGTCTGGAAATGTCCTCTCGGACCGGCTAGTAGTTACATTATCCGGTTGCGCATTTGTGGTCCAATCACTGATTCTGCTTAATGCCGTATCATCAAAACTAGTACCTTGCTCGTAACGAGGCAAAGTTTCCATCATTTTCGAGATAGACGGCCATATTTTTGTTCCTCGCGGCAAATCATAAAGCGTCCAATCCGGAGGAGAAATCCCAAAATCACCTTGTGGAGTAAGGAACGGCTCCGCTTTGCCACCATCGCCCAACCAAACCGGACCACCCTGAAAGTATGGATCACCTGTTGCTTTTCCGGGGAGTGTAGGACCGATAAACTCTGCTTTTACTGTCCTTGTTGTCGTTGTTGGTAGTTCAAAAAATCTTTGCCAAGCGCTGACTGCGTTTCCGAAAGGTCCACTCGCATGGTCTTCCCCACGAGCAACTTTTGTTTGCGGAATGACACTGCGATTATAATCATTGATCGATGTAGTGGCTCTGCTGACTTTGTTTAATACATCCGCATTATCACCAAACAAGGTTTTTAAGTTTGGCAATACGCTACGATTATAAGTTTCAATCGAAATCGTACCATCCCGCACCTTCGCCAAAATATCCTCGTTGTTACCAAGCATCAATTTGACCTCAGTCGGTAGTGCATTCCACGCGTTAAACGATGCCTCTGACGCTGTGACTTTATCGAGCAGGTCCTGATTGTTAGCCAAAATTTCTTTTACACTCGTTGGCATGGCATTCCATTCTTCTAAAGCAGTTTCCGAAGTGGCAAGTACAGACAAAAAGTTGTAGTTGTCTCCTAAAAGCTCCTTGGTGTCATCCGGAATGCTTTTCCAGCGTTCGTAGGCTTCTTCTGATTCAGCTAATTTACTAAGCAGCTGAAAGTTTTCAGCGTTTAGTTGTTTGATTTCTGGCTCAAATGCTTCCCACAAACCTAGATCAAGCAATGTTTCTGCCATGACCTCCGGTGTGTTTGAATACAAGAAAGCCGTCTTTGCTTCTAAAGACATTTCTTGCCAAACCCCGGCGGAATCTAAAGCCTCATACATTGTTATTGAAAACTCATCCTGCAAGATCGCTTGCTTGTCACCCCAAGCCATGCCTTCCCACCAGCCATTGGCAACCGCCGCCTCACCAATCACTCTTTTAGCGTTAGAATCTAGATCCGCATCATGCACGAGCAGCTTCAAATCGTTCCATGTTTGCGCATCTTTAGTTGCTTCTATGACGACTTCATTCACGTTCGATTTGACTTCACCGGTTTTCTCATCCAACACAAGATCATTCCATGTTTGCGCTGCACTCCCTAAACTACTATTTAGCTCATCTGCCATCCATGCAGTTTTCTCGGCATTTCTTGTTGCATTGATCGCCAGCTGACGGCTCATGTTTTCTGCGTTCTCAATGATTTGCTTGTTATTTGCAATCATATGCTGACTTGCTTCACTTGTAGCGTTGATCAGTTGCCCATTTGCCAAATACACTTCATTGATCAATTCCGGATATTTTGACGTAATGGCAGCCATTTGCGCGTCAAATCCATCAATCGTTGTCTGATTGATCTCATCCCAAGCGCCAAGAAACTTCTGCGCAAACTCACCTTCTAGGCTATACCCCAAGGCTTCCAAGTTGCGCTCCATGTCTTTTCTTAACTCAGTTGAATTTTCTGCAGCTGCTCGACGTTGTTCGCCTAAAGCTTGTAGCCATGATTTAGATTGTTCTTTTGTAGCATTATCAACATCAGCGTTCATCGCATCAAGTATTCTTGATTTCTCATTAGCCGATATATCAAGTGTTTCAACGTAAGCTCGAGTTGTGTCCCTAGCTAAATCTTGAATAATCTTGCTTTCTGCAACACTCAGGTCACGGTCGTGCTTGGCAGCGGTAGCTTTAATTTCACTAATCCGCTGAGTGTTTTGTTGTACGATCTCCAACGCATTTTCGGCGGCTTCGATCTCTCCCTCGACCATGCTTCGCATTGCAGCATCGAACGCTTCCGGAAGCTCGTCCAGCAATCCTTTCAACCCTTCGATTTTACGAGAAAGCGAATCCTCAATCGTCCGTCCGATTGATTCCACACTTTCAACCATTCTTGCAGAATCAACTTCGAATCCTTGTGCCATCATCCCAAATTGTCCAGCTGCTGCCTCAGTATCATTTTTTACCGAGGATAGTGTTTCGTGTGTTACCGCGCCAACGTCCGTCCCCCATTCGCGAGTTCGGCTCGCCGAAGCGATTGCCTCTTTCCCCCACGTTTGATAGGCGATCGCACCCACGCCAAGTGCTGCGACCGTTAAACCTAACGGAGATGTCACAATACCAAGCGCTTTAGCAAAAAGTCCGGTTCCGCCTTTAGCGCCTAAAATAGACGTCGTAAACCAATTTGATTTATCTGTTGCATCCACGACTTGCGAAGCTAACTGTACCGTACCATCGCCAGCAACAGTCAATGCCGTTTTTTTCGCTTTCAAAGTACCGGATAGTTCGCCGATTTTTTTAGCAAATGATCCGACTGACGAAATCCCTCCGCCAATCGTGCCTAAGAAAGATCCTGTCGCTGTAACAGCCGGTCCGATCGCTGCAGTGTATAACAATGTTTTTACGATTGATTCTTGTGTTTCCGGGCTAAGTTCAGTAAAACTTTTCGCTAGATCTGCCAATGTGTTGATTAATGGTTTAGATGCATTGACCGCACTTCCTAATGCATCAAGAAACGGTCCGCCCATATCAATCGCAACATCTTTCAGTTGATTTTTTACAACGCCCAACTTATGAGCTACGGTTTCCTGCCGAATCGCGTATTCATCGGACAATGCAGTACCTTCGTTAAACGCGTCATTCCCCATGCGTATCGCATCGCCAAATAGCTCTGAAGCGTTCGCACCACGAAGCAATGCATCACGCAACCGAACCTCGCTGATCCCCATATCGTCTAACACTTTAATCGTAGAGCTTCCTTGCTCCTCAGCTTTTGATAAGCCAACGACAAATTCCATGATTGCCTCTGCCGGATTTTCTTTAAAGAGATTTGCAAACTGATCGCTAGTCATGCCGGCAACTTCCGCAAATTCTTCCAAACTCGTTTTGGAGTTATCCGCTTCTTTGTACATCTTTCTCAACTCGGCAGATGTAAAGCCCATTTCATTTGCCACTGAGGTTAGCTCTTTACCGCCGTTTCTTACTGCTAGCGTCAATCGTTCCCAGGAGACGCCTTGGTCTTCAGCATGTGCTTTTAGTTCATCAAAGGCACCTATTCCGGTTTCTGTCGCCAGCTGCATTTCGATCATAACTTTCGAAAAGGCTGTACCGCCGGCTTGTGCTTCAATTCCGACACTAGATAGAGCAGCCGCAAAACCAAGAATTTCGCCCTCAGTCATACCAACCTGCGCCCCGGCAGCGGCAAGGTTCATTGCTAAGTTCCCAATTTCTGCCTCAGTTGCAGCAAAATTATTCCCTAATTCGACCAGGGACGATCCAAGATTTCTAAACTCTGTCTGCGGCATATTCGTGATATTCGCCAATCGTGCTAAGGCAACAGCGGCATCTTCCGCACTAAAGACAGTCGTTTCGCCTAACATGATCATGGTTTCGGTAAAATCAACAACGTTTTGTGTTTCGATCCCTAACTGTCCAGCTGCCTCAGCAACCCCCGCAATTTTTGAATGACTTGAGTGGTATGTACTTGTTAGCTCACGCAAGCCTGCTTCCAACTCATCATAGGAGTAGACGACCTTTCCATTGCTATCGACTACCTCGTCGTTCGTTTTCATAACACTAGCAAAGTCCGTCTCCCAGTCCATCGCTGCTTTCGTCACAAGACCAACGCCGGCCATGATCGGCGCTGTGACACCGAGGGAATACTTTTTCCCGAAATCAGTCATGCCATCGCCGACCGCTGATACTTTTCCGCCGAATTGCATCAATGCATCGCCGCTTTTAGTCCAGTTTGATTCACTGATTGCGATCTGCCGACCAAGCTCGTTATGCTGATTTGTCAGACGTTCAAGCTCTGCGACCGTCTTATTGACGGCAGCCTCAGCACTTAATAGCTGCGTTTTTTGATCAGCTGTGGCACTGTTGACATCACCGATGCTTTGCGTTAAGCCGTCATATTTTTCACGTTGTTTTGCTAGTTGGGCCGTATAATTTTCAATCGCTTTTCCGGTCAAGTTATACTGCGCTTTTTGATTATTGATATTTTTTGAATTATTGCTCCACGCCGTTTCTTGCACTTTCATCGCGCTGTTGATTGCCCGCATTTGTGTTTCTAAAACACGCGCGGACTGCTGAAAAGGATCAACGTTTAGACTAGCTGTTGCGACTAAATTTCCGATATTCGTTGACAAGGTTTCGCCTCCTTCCTACATAAGCATCGCCAAGAAATCCTCAGTTAATTCTTGTGTTGGTTCTTGTTCGCTAAACAATTCGTTGAAAATGTCTAAATCCTCAAGCGTCATGTTCAAAACTTCCGGCAATTTATAACCGTTTTGCAACAATGACTGCATGATTTTTTTTAGTGATTGCAACGCCTCTGTTGGGCTTACTGCTTTTTTTCTTCTTTTCCGGTCCCTTTTTCATCAATTCTGCCGCCAAGCGCTAAAAGCAAAATATCCTCAATTACTGATCGATTTTTCATATCGAGACCATCTAGTAACTGATCAGCAGAAAATTGATTGCCGAAAATTTTTGCTATCGTTTCCGCTAAATGCTCTTGCAAGACTTCAAACTCTCCCGGGTCTTTTAACTTTTCGGGATCTTTGTAATAGTTGTCTCTCACAACTTGATGCTGCATCGCGTATATGTTTTCTTTCAAAGTAAACCGTTGTTTACTGTATTTTTTTTCTTCACCGTTGATAAGTAACACTAATTCGATCATTGTGATTCCTCCTTAGATAAAAAAGAGAGGGGATTTCCCTCTCTAGGCTTGCGGAATTTGAATCCCACGAAATACTTTTTGTCGGAACTTAGCTAAATCAAAATCTGGGCTGTCTGCACGAGCAATAATGTGTGTAATTCCATCATTTCGCGGCTCAAAGTTACCAGTGACTGAATCAGGTTGACCGGTCGGTGTCTCCGCCCGTGTATTCAAATCAACCCCACCAGGCATAAATTTCCCTTTTACTAAGCCGAACCATACAAACTGCCCCGTATTAAGCCGTGAACGGAAAATGTGTGCCGTATAAGGAATGATCATGTCCGTCGAATAAATCTCCATGCCGTCTTCCAGGTCGATTCCATGTAAAACCGCCTTGTGTTCGGACTTGATATCCGCATTACCGATCGTCAAAGCTAATCCAGAAATCCCTCCATCTAAGATCGCCCAAAGGCCGTCATCTGCTTGAAAAGTACCTGTATTAAAAGTTAAAGCCAGCTGTGCTGACGTTAGCCCGGGGATTCGTGTGGGTTCACCGATCACACGATCCGTTTCGTCTAACTTCGCTACTTCCCAGTTGTCTAAACCGATTTTCACGGTATTCGTTGTTTCTGCCATTTCGTTATTCCTCCTCATTGTTTTTCCAATCAAAAAACCGATATTTTCTGTTGTTAATCAACAGATCAATATCGGTATCTTGGTATCTAGGATTTTCATTTGCTGTATAATGTGTAAACTCATTGCTTTTCAGCACGTGATCAATGCATCGCTTGATTTGATATGCCTCAGTGTCCGTGTGACACCAAAACGAAATCAGGACCCTTTGTTCTTCTGATAGTGCCGCATCATCAAAGTAGGACCCGTCACTTTCAAAAATCGGACTTATCCGGAGAAACGGCGCATGCTCCTTCTTACAAAATAGCGGCGGTATCTCATGTTTCCAGATTCCGTTTTCTCCATCCTCAAAAGGCTCTAAACGCAAATTTTCCAGAAGCTGTATTAAACCAGACGATCCGCTTAAAAGTTGATACACTCTCGTTTCAATATTCATAGCTTCAACCCTTCTTTGATCTTATCTGCATAAATTTGTTGCGCGACTGGTGTAGCTTGCGCGATCGTTTGCTCTTTAAAATTCTGTGCCGCTTGATAAACTGTGCCAGTATCCGGATACTTGACCCGCCAGCCAGCTCTTTTGCCGTAACCAATGTCTTTCTCGATTTGACCTTGCGCTCCACCCTTAAAACCGCTAGTTGCCACATCCCCTTGCATCTCGCCGCCGTCAACAGGCGTATTGACTTCTAAAATTTGTGCTGTCTTGTCCGCAACTTCTGTGACAGCTTCCCGTGCAACCCGCTTATTTTGGACCTGCAACTTGTGGATGTTGGCCAGGATCTCGTCTAGTCCTTCCGGCATTACTTAACCACCTCCACCGTGATCATCAGCATATCTTTCGATTGCCAATCCTCTTCTATATCAATGATTCGATACACACGATCACGCCACTTGATATACTTTTCGTCTTCGATTTCTTTGCGAAAACGAATATAAAAAGTTCGCTTGTTGCGTCTTTTTTTCAGTTCATCGATCTTGTCCGTCGATCGATCGCGGAATTCTTTTGTCGTTGCTTTCGCTACTTCTGCCCAACAAAAAAAGCGCTCTTTCTCTTTTTTGATAAGATCGCCGTTTTGGTCCTTTTCTTTTTTGTATTCAATGAAAAAGATTCGCTCATTCAAGTTACGAGTGAACATCCTCCATCACTCCCTTTGCGCGTAACTGGTGAATAATGTTTACGACACCATTCGCCATTTCGTGACGAAATGTATCAGCCGATACGCCTCGATGCTCGTACTCTTCTTTTGCTTGCTTTTTGACTGCTAAGTGAAAGCGAGGATCACACCAAAAGTCACACAAAGAAAGCTTTGAACTGATCGCATCCAGGACTTGCAACGCCACCGCATCTAGGAACTCCTTGATCAGCTCATCCTCGTAATGATGGTCCACTTTCAGGTAATTTTTGATTTGATCAAACTCTTCGCCTTTCAAAAGAGCAGAGTAGCTTGTACTATTCTTCATCTTTCTTTTTCTTCTTTGGCGCTGCTTTCTTTTTCTTTGGTTTGTCAGTCGGAGAATCTTCTTTCGAATCTTCCAATACTGTTTCTTGTTCTTTCTCTTCTTCTTGATCCGGAGGCGGGGTCATATCAACGACCACGACCTCCTCAACAATATCCTCCACAATTTCAATGTGTTCAGGGTATTTTTTGAATCGTTTGCTGTAATTCTTTTCTTTCGCAACTTTGTCATCGATTTTATAAACCGTTCGAGAGGGGCCATAGGTCTTCACTTTGCCCTCAATATCTAACTTGATTGTATTTCTCACACGAATTTTCATTGATCAGCACCTCCAGAAATTTCTGGTGTTTCATAACTCAAGAAGTAACCCGCTTTTTCATCCGCAATTTGAACATCAAAGCGCAATACTGCTTGCAAATATTGTCCGTGAATATCATGATTCGCCCAGCGGACAGCTAACTGTTTTCGATCAGCAAAAAGAATTCCGCGACGAGGATCTCCTAAGAATGCATTTGCTTGACCTGCTTCTCCTAGAAGTTCATCCCCTACCACAAAAATCGGATGGCCGCCAAATGTTTTACCAGAGGCTGATAGAATGCTATCTTGCAGCAAGTACCGTCCGTTACCGTCTTTGACTGTATCTAAGAAATTATAGAACGACTGAGAGGCAACAAAAACTTTGCGATAAGCGGGATCAAGTTCTACATTGTAAATCTTTTTGATATCATCCAGTCCGCTTACCGTTTTTTTCGGGAACTTTTTAAATACTTCGCTCATTGCATAATTCGTAGTATTTAAAGAAATCTCAGCGTTGTTTTCGGCAACAAGATTTACCAGGTCTACATCTGCATCATCGATTGATTCCTGGGACAACGGAATCGCCCCACGATAAGTAACTACTTCCCAATCCACATGATCAAATTCTGGCTTCGCCAAGTTTGGATTTTTATCAAGTTCTTCAACTGAAAACATGCGTGTAGTTGCACGTTTTAAGATAGGATATTTTCCAGAACCTTTTTTCGCTTTATGAATGCGGGCAAATAATTTTAAGTTAACGACTGTATGAATCTCACGTTCCGGAACGTATGAAACTTCCTCAGAAGTTACTGGCTTAGTATCTTCTTTGATAATTCCGTCAACAGTAGGATCAAGCGCTCGCCAAAATTTCTCAGGTACAAGTGCTTCATTATTAGCGATCATTGTCAACCCATCGGTTTCGGCCCCTTTTGATCGGATAAATGCATTTAATGCATCTCGATATTCCTGATCTTGAGAGGTGCCTTGCATCCGCCCCTCAACTGGCTTAGAATTGCCCTCTTTCTGATCTTCATAAAGTGCCAAAGTTTCCCGCAGTTCTACGAGTTCCGCTTTTGCAGCATCGCGTTCCGCTTTTTTTGCTTTTGCTTCTTTGATGTTTTCTTCTCCGGCATCATCTTGTAGAAGCGAGCGGATTTCTGTCGCTAACTGTTTACCCACCGCCTCTTTGGCAGCGATCTTTTCACGCAATTCTTTGATTTTTTCTTCAAACATTTGTTATCCTCCTATTTTTTGGTATAAAAAATAGCCACCTCAAAAATGAGTGACTAGAATTTATAAAGTATTCAACAATTCTTCCTTGTCTAAATCGATCAACATTTGTTCCGCTTCCCGCTTTTGCGGATGATTGCGCAACTCCTCAACAATTTGCTTGCTCCTTGCTCCAACGACTGCCTCTGTGTCCGGATAGGCAGGTGTAGTCACTACTGATACATCGTAAAGTCGATCGATTTTATTGATCAATCGCTCATAGATACCAGTTTCTTTATTTTCTCTCCATTCCTCAGCATCTTCTTCATCAGGAATGCTAAAGGCAAAAGAACATTGATTGATCACACCAGCACGGATATTTTCGAGCAAATCTTTTGATAAAGTCGTATTCGTCGGTTTGATTCGGAATTTTAACCCGATATTATCGACTTCCAGGTCAAGATTCGCCCCTGTTCGCCCTAAGATTTGCGACTGATTATGATTAAACAATGCAACAACATTGCTTGTATCAGCCTCATCTAAGCAGCCTTGCTCCAACTTTTCACGAAAAGGATAATACCAGCCTAGCGTATCAGACCATCGATCGAATTTTAGTGCATAGCCTTCGATCACTTCGACATCATTCTCCAACTTTCTCAATTCCAGTTTCGTTGTCCGCTGGCGGATCTCCGCTTTGTTCGTCATCATCTTCCCCCTTTCGTTTTCGTCTATTCTGCTGATCTATTTGATATTTCTCAGCTAAATCAGACCAAACATAATTTAAACTAAACTTGCGACGTTGCATGTCGGGATCTCCACTTGCAGATATTCCCATCAAATTAAGCGCCTGATCACCTGTCACTAAGCCGCCATTGTACAATCTCATCACGTCCTCTGGCATCAACCCTGTAACGGATCTGGTATCAAAATTAAGGACAAATTTCTTACGCTCCGACTGGTCCAAAAGCTTCATCTGAAATTCAGAAGTGATCGCGTTAAAGTAATACGGCAGATCGTTCAAAATATAGTCGTCATTTAACTGCTTGACGGATTGGTTCGGATTCGTGATTGCTAGTTTGTGTGCCGGAACCCTTAAACACTTCGCAATTTGAGCAGTAGAATAGTTGTTTGAATTGATCAAAGACAAAACATTTGTATCAATCTCAAGCGGCGTATAATCCATCGTCGAATCCATTACGATCGGACTGCCGCCTGTTGCGCCTTCGCGAGAAACTTCAAATTCCTTACGCACCGCTTTCCTTGCTTCTCCGGACAGCTGCGCACCTTGCATTTTCAAAATACCGCTTGAAAAACCATCGCGGAAGAATTTGAGCAAGGTAGAAATACCTGATTCTTGCAAACTAATCTCGTTTCGGAGTGATAGCAACGGCGATCGGCCGTAAACGGTGTCGCTGCTAAAAAACTTCCAGTGAATCACATCCTCCGGTCCACAGCGGATTTCTCTATTCCCTTGCAGCGGATAAAATACATAGGATCGCGAAGTATAATCTTCTCCGGCTTCAATCGTGACCGCAGAAGGCGGATAAAACTCGAATTCTAACGGTTTTTTGCTTATTGGATCACGGAGGATTCTAGAATAAGCATTGCCGCAAAGGATCGCATTGACGGCCATTGCGAACTTCCATGCATGCGCTGTTGCTTCTTTTGTTGATTTCACATTCATTAAATAATTCAAGTTTTCATCTTGACTGATTCCACCGTCTAAGTCCTGTTTCACTAGCGGAAATCTTGAAATATCACCAGCAACAATCGTGACCGCTGTTAGCACATCTGAATTTTTCAATGCACGAATACCTGTGAATGATTGCGACGTTGGTAATTCGTCATACATCAGCGCGTTGATCTGCTCCTCTTTTGATCCTAACGGTTGAAAAAAAGCCACATTATCACCCCCTTTCCAGTATTATTTCTTAACCTAATTCCTTATTTATCAATAATCCAGCTGCCACAAAAGAAATGCCTAAAACGAGCCAGCCTGTAATTATTGAATATAAAAAGGCCGCCACTGCGATAAAGGCAATGCCGACAACTAGAAAAATGGTATGAACATTTGCAAGAAACACATTAAAAAGTTTCCTCATTTGAATCCTCCTAAAAACCGAAATCACCACCAAGAATTTTTTCGTCTGTCCAATACCCTTCGGATTGAAATTCCGTATAACAAACCGCATATGCATCCAACAATGCATCGATTGGATCAATTTTGTTGCTATTCTTGTTTTTATCGATCCTCATTCCGTTGTTATCCGTTTTGGTGATTGCATTATTGATCGCTGCCGTTAACAGCCGATTGCCGCTATGTCGGACTTTCTTGTCAATCACATCATCTCTAAACTGCTTTGTCGGCATGTTCAGGGTTAAGGTGCCTTGACGAATTTCAACTTGCAGCCATTCTGGATGATATTTCTCGATAGACGTCAAAATGTGTCCGTATTGGTGCGGATCGTAAGCAATGCATTGCACATCTAACTCGTTTTCTATGATAAAGTTTTCTAGCCACTCATAAGCTTCGTCATAGTCAATCACACCACTTTCTAAGTCTGTTATTTTGCATTCACCTTTTTGCTGCAAGTCGGTATAATTCAAGCCATCCCTCTTTTCTTTTGTAGCCAATCCGTACTTGGTAGCTACAAAAGAAAAGCTATCAACAAAAAAGTAGTCATCCATGTGGACCGCCCAGGAGATACTAAATAAATCACTTGATCGCCCGACATCCACACCGATCCAAGTCTTCCGACCTGTAATATCAGGCTTTTCAATTTGCGCATTTTTCCAATGTTCAGACGACATATACGATTCTTCGCTGGCTTGCATCCACATATTGAAGTTTTTAACTAAGACTTTAACCGTATTTCCGGTCTCTTTTGCCGTTTTCCATCGCTTCTTTAGATAGTCCATCATCTTATCTTTCAAAGCATCGACTACGAGGATCGGATTACTTTTGATATACATCTCGGGATTTTCTATCTCTTCTAACGATTCTTGCTCTGCAATATAGGCGAATTGCTCATCATCATCCATCTCCCCATTTAAAATGCTTGTCATCCGAGGATATTCCACGGTGTACATCGGCACGTTTAAATTAAAGTTTGCCGTTGAAATGATCAGCGTTAATGGATTGTCTAGCTGACCTTGACCTGATTCGATAAGCTCCATCATTTCATTTGTTTTGCTGGCACCGTACTCATCAAAGACACCAACGTATGGCTCAAATCCATCAATTGCGCCAGTTTCTTTCGATAAATACGTAACGTAAGATTCATCGATCAAATTTTTCAACTCGTCTCGCACGCGCTTTGTCGCCTTTTTGATCTCAGCATGTTTTGCGCGTAATGCATCCAGTTGTTTCCTTGCCATTTCAAAAGCAATTTTGGCTTGGTCTTTCGCGTTTGCGGTACAAAATATCTGTCGAGACATTGCCGGGTTCTTTCCAAAAAGAAACTCGTATAAAACAATCCCAGCAATCAGAATTGTTTTACCATTTTTCCTAGCAACACTGATAAAAGCACGTTTAAAACGGCGTAGTGCTTTATCCTTCTTATGTCTCCAACCATATATATTGCCGATAATAAAGCGTTGAAAATTTGCTAGCGGATAAGTTTTTCCTGTTTTCACATCCGGAAGCATCTCAAGAAAATCGATTGCTTTTTTTGATTCTTGCGGATTATAAACATACTTCCAACTCATTTTCGGAATCTTTAATAGATCGCGAAGGTGACGCATACAGGCATCGTAAACTTTTTTGCATGATTCGATCTCTCGTTCGACTATGAGAACAGCATACGCATACGTATCGTCTTTGTATTGATCAGGTATTTGATTATAGTCAAGCACACATATCCCCTCTCTTTTTATCCGAACTGATCAAATATACTTTTCGGCTTCTCACCTTCTTTGGGCAGGAAGATCCTCATTCTAGAATCAACTGTTAATCCAAGATTGCCAGCGCAACTTTTGATTTGAGAACTAGCCTCAGCCATAATTGATATCGCCGGGTTCTTTTTTGTTTTAATCGGGATTTCCATGATATTTACAACTTCATTCCCATCTTCATCAATGCTTGTTTCTTGGATTTGACCAATCGCATAAATACCATTTTTTTGAACTTCTGATTCGGCTTCTCTATACAATTCGTACCAGGTGCAATAAAGTTCCAGCATCGCTCGATCAAGATTTCTAATCGGCATTTCGTCCAATTCTTGTGATACCCTTTGATACTCATATCGAGCAATTTTCCCTAAGTGCTTTGGTGGTGTATTCTGTAATTTTTTGAAAGGATCGGAAGCCGATTTCTCCGCATTTGTTCTAATTTCTTTCTGATCATTCGTCAAATGAGATTTGTTATTTTTCAAAGGCTTTATTTTCCTTCCAGCCATCGCGATCACCTCCAAAAAAATATTTCAAAAACGGAAAATTGGTCACGGAAGAGGGCAGCGTTGTTTCGTCTCCCACAGACCCCGCCCCGTACAAAAAAAGTGGGGTACTAATCCCCACTTTCAGCCTATATATAAATTTTTCTCCCACTTAATAGAGAATTAATTGTTCATTTTTTCGTTTCTTTTTTTGTTTTTATCGTGTGACAGCTGTCGCACATTGGTTGTGTGTTATTTTTGTCTAGTCGTCTCTCCCAATCGACGCGGATAGGTACAATGTGATCGGCTAGCGTTGCGTCTCCACCACACACGCAGCACACGTAATAGTTTTCATTTAGTACTTGTTTGCTCAAGGTGCGCCACGGCTTCGAGTTGTAGAAACGCATGAGATCGTTTTGGTATTTCCAGCGATCTTTATTGTATGAGCGGAACTCCTCTCTTCTGCTGTCGTGATCAATCAATACTCTTTTCCCATTTACAAAAGATAACTTTTTAGGTTTGCTCATTTGCTCTCACTTCCGCAGCGTGTGCATTAATCATCGCCTTGGCGATTGTAAGCTTACCGTCCTGACCTAGCTCACTAATATCTATGCCGAACTTTTCCCGCAATGCTAATGCATTGTGATCTGCAGTCAAAGACTTTTCTATTAAATAGTAGGCTAGTGCGCAGGCTTCTTTTACTGTTACTCCATACATGATGATGATGGAATTGAATAGATCTGCAATCTGATTCAAATCTTTTTCATTTTTAAGATCTTCTAATTGTTTTAAGAAACTTTCTTTTTCTAACATAGTTTCCCTCCTAAAAAGAAGACGCTACGAATGAAGATAAGGAGTGAACTCAACTCCATTCTATTTTTTATTTGGCGTCTTTCTTATTGGCCTTTAAGAATAAATGAAAGCGATGAGGAGATTAGCCCCCTTTCGGTTTATGAGTTATGTGAGTAGCCCAACAACCATCTCTCTATTCTTTTTGACACTATCATATTATCAAGATAAATGACCGCAATGGGTCGGAAAATGACCGCGAATTGACCGCAAAAGATCGGAAAATGACCGCTTAATTATTAGTCGTCTAAATCCACCAATGGCTCTGTCTCATTTTTGAGGATCAATAACCCGATCGATTTGCAAAATTGAATCAGCCCAGCTTGACTCTCTTCCACTATGGCGGTCTTGCCTAGATATGTTCGTTCTGATATTTCTCTAACTCCTATGCTGTAAACATACCGCAACATGAAAATCTGTCTCCGTCGCTCTGTTCCTCCGTGTTTTAAGGGATTCGCAATCGACAAATACCCTTTTCCAAAAAGTCTGTGTAGTTCTTCGTATTCCGGCATGTATTCCTCACGTTCAATCAAGAAACGTTCTGCATCTCCGTCGTATTCGCGATGAGGAGTGGACGGAATCGGATTAAATGATTGTGTCATTTTAGGCATTCTGTTTTTTCCAACCTTTTCTCGAACGGCTCCGTATTGAATCATAAATGTTTCGAAGTTAAGCTTAGTAGCTTTGAGATCAACCTCACTAGAATTAGGGATACGATATTTCTTTGGATCAAATAGCGCCATAATCTCTGATTCCTCCTACTGTCTGTGTTATAATATACTAGTCAGATATATTTAAGATGGTCGGAGGAATCCGGCTTTTTTTTATTTAACGGACTATTTCCAAATTACTATCAATGTCCGCTGGTACGTTCCCTTTCCATCGATAACTGTTTTTACGAATTAATTCATTGTAAGAATTTGCGGTCTTGTTGGCTCTAATCTTTGCTTGCTGCGCCCAAGAACGTTCCTCATAACTCGGACTCTCTTTATAGGTTTCGTAAACGACAAGATCGTTTTTGTAGTTAGCGATCATCGCACGAGCTGTATCTTCAACTTCCTTGAGCTTATTATAGTTAGTGGCATCGTCTATCTTCTGATCAGCATAATCGATCTTATTTCCAATATAAGTATCTAAGAGGCGGCATCCACTAAGAAGAAATATAAGTGGCAAAACTAACAATATTTTTTTCATATCATTCCCCTTGGATTCTAACCACAGGATTTGCTACTTCAAAAGGTTGATCTGAATATAAATATTCACCATTCCACTCGATATATTTTCCGTCCGGTGTAAAGAAGAATATGCCGGAATCATTTTCCCCATATGCTCCATCAATATCTGGTAACCATCTGTTTCCATCACGATTGCGTGCGCCTTCCCCATAGGTTGGCATTTCATAATATTCAGAATCTGGCGTTAAGTACGAGTTAAGGCTGACTACTTTCCCTTCAACGACATGACTGCCAATAATTGTGCCATGACTGATTAATACAACATATCCTAACGGCATATCAGCAATCGGTACCGTCACCTGTTGCGCTTTTTCGCGTTGTCCATTTATCCAATATGCTCGTCTGATCAAGCTATACCGTTCTAACGAATAGTCAATGTCAGTCGGAGTGGGTTGGTTGGAAACCAGCTTATCTCCAACTGATTTCGTTTGAACTACATCCTGTCTTGATTCAGATGACGTACTTTCTTCACATCCTGTTAATACAATTAGAACTGCTGCCAATAGTAAAATCCCTAAAGTTTTCTTCATTTTTCGTCCTCCAACGCTTTTTTTAATACAATTACCGCGACCATAATAATCATCACGGAAAACACAAAACCTAAAACTGATATTGTTTCCATCCAATCCTCCTTTATAAAATTAGTTAGATACTTTTGAAGTCAATGGACCTTATGCGCTATAATTAACTAATCAGATTGATACTTTCTGAAATAATACGAAGTGGTGATTTTTATGATCGATTATTTTTCTCTTTACAAAACCTGTCTGCAAGTAATTAGTGAAAAGAAGCCTAAACAACTGTTCGATTTTGTTGATTATATGAGCGATGAAAAGGTTGTCACCGATGCCTTGGCATCGGGTACTAATCAAGAGCTTTTAATGCAAGATACTCTTGAAGTTGTAAGGAACTTAGTTGACGATGGGTTAGTACGTGCTACCCCTCTAAGAACAAAAGACGGAGAAGATTATTTTTTCGATGGTCTGACTACTTCGGGCCATTCATACTTGGAAGCGTTAAAATCTCCTGACTTTGTAGCTAGAGCTAAGACATTCCTCAAAGAGGAAGGCATTCCACTAACTCCTCAAGCGGTAACTAAAGCTTTAGCTAATTTATTTCTTTAATTCTTTTGTGACACCTACTCTCGTATAGCTAGGTGTCTTTTGTATTTTTTTGGAATACTGACTAACCGAACAGCGTCATCTGCCCGCTTGGTTCATAGTTACACCACAAAACTTCTTGACGACTAGCTCCTGATTCTGCTTTACTATTAAATTTCAACTTGTACCATCCATCTAGTTTTTCGTTATACATTTCACTTTCGTATCCCGACAAAATGACAGTACCCTCGAAATTGCAAAGAATATCCAATAATTCTAGATGTTCTTTATCCGAAAATTCACAAGCATATAATCTTTTTGATCTTGTATTCATTAAATAAGGAGGGTCAACATAAGCTAGAACATCTTTTCGGTTATACCTGGTTAATAATTTTGTTGCATCCTGCTGCTCAATTTGTACACCTTTTAGTCTAAAAGCTACTTCCTCAACCCTTTCCCAAACACTAGCCCATTCGGCAGCTGTATCCGGTCCGTTAGAGCTGATAATTGACCGCCATCCAGTTTTATCGCTGGTCTTTGCTCCGATCGCCTGCCAGCATCTAACCATAAGTCTTCTCGCATCCTCAACAGGATCATCGCTTGTCTCATAACTATTTAAGTACTCTTCTCGGCTGTGAGGCGTTAAAAGTATTTTATCGATCAGTTCATTCGGTTGATCTCGACATACTCTGAAAAAATTCACAATTCTAGAATCAACATCATTTATTGTTTCAACGTTAGCAGCTGGTTTGTTAAAGAAAACTGCTCCTGATCCGAAAAATGGTTCAACATAGGTTTCGTGTTCTGGCATCAAGTCGATTATTGTATTGGCCAGGGTCCATTTGCTTCCAGGATAGTTTAATATTCTTTTCATCTCATACAAGCCTCCTTGCTATATCATAGATAACCGGGACCGTCACCGAGTTTCCAGCTTGCTTGTATAGTTGACTGTCTGAGTTCACTTTTTGCGCTCGATCAAAAGCCCAGTCGGGAAACCCTTGCAGCCTCCAGTACTCCCGCGGCGTTAGTTTCCGGATCACATATCCATCTTGCAAAATATTGTTCTCATGCCAACTGTTCGCTGATAGTGTCGGCGCTATTTCGTGCTTTCCGCCTTTGTTGTAACCTCTCGGCTTTTGTATTATCTTCGGTTCTTGCCCTCCACCTTGCATTGTTGATAAAGTCGGCGCTATCCCTTCTGTACTGTAAACTCTCGAATTTTGATCGTGACTTCCCGGAAGCCTTCCGGCAATCATAATACCGTGACGATCTTGAGCAGTTAATGTAAACATTTCCTCCCCGTCTTTTTTAAACCGTCTGCCATTTTGCCTTTTTTCGATTCGATCCGGCGTTAGTACCGGGATAGCTATTTTTCTAACATTTTTGTAGTCAGTTGCGAGTAATGTTCCTGTTATTCCTGCTGCATTGTATACGACATCCTTGTCACCCCATCGGTTTGAGCCGATAGGTCTAACGCTTCCGATAATGTCTATTTCATTGCGTTGTATATCAGTGCTTCTGCTTGGGCTTTCGAAAGGAAAAATTTGCTCGGTACGTTTTCCTCGAGAATGTCCGATAACGAAAACTCGCTCCCGGTTCTGTGGAACGTAGTCTTTGCTGTTAAGCACACACCATTCCGCATCATACCCAAGCTCATCCAAGGCTCTGAGAATTGTCTCGAACGTAGCTCCCCGCTCGTGGTTAAGCAGTCCTTTGACATTCTCAAGGAATAAATACTTAGGTCTGAGAATAGATGCGAAGCGTGCGATTTCAAAGAACAGAGTTCCTCGTGTATCTTCAAAGCCTTGCCGCTTTCCAGCGATTGAGAAAGCCTGGCACGGAAATCCTCCACAGATAACATCGACACTTCCGATTCCTCGAATAAGCTCATCTGAAACTGATGTGATGTCATGCATCTCCACCTCTCCTTCTGTGTTGTGTATAGCTTTATAGCTTGCTCTTGCAAACTTATCTTTCTCGCAAAAGCCGACACATTCATGACCGGCTTCTTCCATTCCAAAACGGAAACCGCCGATGCCGGAGAACAGATCTACAAATTTCATTTTCCGTCTCCTTTCTAGTTGGTTATTTTTATTTTTTAGTAATTTTACATGGTTCAATTTCTCTTAAAAGTTCACTAGCAACGATGTCAGGCTCAAATATATATTTCTTTTCGCGCCCGCCCGGGTTTATATTAATCAACCACGAAGGAATGCATTGTAATGCCATAAAACCTGTGCAAACACAGTTTTCATTAAATTTAGCAAAACACTTCGTTTCTTCTGCTATCTCGTCTGCGTTTTCACTTGTGACATACACCGCTCGCACACGCTTGTTTTTAATATTTCTATGCTGTCCTACTACTTCAAATATTTTCCAATCAACCACGATAGACCTCCTATTCCGTAATCTCTTCGACTATTTTGGTGGATAGTGGAATTACTCAACGTCTTCATCTTCAAAAACCCTCTTATGGCAATCATCACAATGCCACCATTTTCCATACGTGGTTTTTAAACCGTCATACATAGAACCATTTTCTACATCTATCGTATTACTTGCGTAATACCATGAAGAACCGCTCATATAGTCTTTACGATAGAATATAGCGCAACCACAATGTGGACACTCGTTAATTGGTAGAGTCACTTTATTCAACTCTCTTTCTAGTTTTGTATTTCTTTCGTTAATTGACTGTATGAACTTCTTGCGCCAGTCCCTGATACGATCCATCTTCGTTTTCCCAGACTTCGATTTGAAACAAAGACCCATTCTCTAATTTTTGTATGAGTTTGTAGTATTCATCCTCTTCGATTTCTTTTATGTCTTCGACTGCATCAATAGACATGCTCTTAAATCCTAGCTCTTCGAGATACTTCACGTAGTGATTTCCCCAAGATTCATCTAAAAATCGAGTGTAAGCATGACTTAAATTATTTGCTGTGAATTCTTCATCCTTATACTCAAATAAGTACATCCATTCCTTTTCCTCTACCATTGTTCTGATTTTATTTTCCTTTTTTAAACCGAACGGATTACACCAAATCTTTTCATCTCGCATCCAGATATTTAGCGTTTGGATGCCATCTAACATAAAAATAGATAAATCTTTCTTTATCCTGAAAGGTTTATTTAACCGCGGTATCCATTTCATTTATATTTCCTCCAAGTTTTGTATTTCTTCCGCTAATTGACTGCTCCTTGCCAACTTGCAACGTGTATTTCTCTAGTCGAAACGCTCTGTAAATATCTTTCACGCCCTCTATCTATTACTCGTAAATCATATGGCTTTAGCCATCCTGACAAAATTTCATTTTCTTCCCATCCATGGAAAATACATGCACCTAAACTCCCATCGGGTTCGATTACATAAACATCAGCTTCGTAGTTCCATGCTTTGTGAATGGTTTCAATCACATTTTTTTCAGATACAAAGTCTATTTCACCGTAAGAATCAATCACTCTAAATTTAGTGGAATTATTTTCCGTGTTCACTTTGCATTCTTCTTTATAGAAATCTTCATCGCCCGACCCTTTCAAATTCTCTACCCACTGATCAGCTCGATCGACATCAAATTGATGAGCTAGATTTTTGCAATCAGTCCAGCACATCATGGACCCGAAAAAATATGCGTAAAGCTTAGTGCTTTTAGACTGCATCACAACATAGTATTTTTTATCCACGTTAGTTCCTCCTATTCCTATATTTTTTTGTTGAAAAGCCACATCTTAGATAGGTTTTCATTCTGTTTTGCGGTGCGTACAGATCAATCAATAGAAAGCGATCGCTCAATTGGAAATTACCAATAATCACTTTAAGGTTTCTCCCTTGTCCTCTAATTCCGTATCTACCCTCATCCAAATGAAGCGTTTCTGTTTCTCTATGCGATTCAATCGTTCCCGCCGACAAAAAGAATTGTTCCTCATCAGCAGCAATCGGGGTTAACTCGTCCAAATACGGAGGATAATCTAAGATGTTTCGCTTCAAATAAACTTCAATTTTATCCATTCGTTTCTCCTTTATTAAGCGTTTTAAAGATATACACATATCCACAGACTTATGCACAATATATTGTAGGAACGTATTTTCGCCTACAATATATTGTCAAAACACACGTTTAAATTCTAAATCAATCAAAAACTCCTCACGCTGATTTAAAGCGGTCCTATAAATTGCTTGCACACCGATTTGTTTCGCGTGTTCTAAACCTTCGCTGCTGCTGACATAACGATAAGTTTTTGCTTTTTCATCGACTAAGATTGCGCTAAATTCGTTATAATAGATCCGTTTCAAAACAATGCCTCCTCATAATTGCTTAAATCGATACGTCCGCCCCTGGTCATCTCTTCCGCCGGTCCTAATGAGTGAGTTAATGTTTCCCCTCGTTTTCTTGCATTTATTGCAGATGTTGATTTTAGTGCCTTCATAGATAACCTCACCCTTGTAGATCACCTCGACGATTCGATTATTGGGATTTTCGGCACGCCACAATTCTTTTCTGAGCGCATCGCGTTCTATTATCACTGCTGGGTTATTGTCAAAATCTGATCGTTTAGACAGTTGCTCCAATCGGTACAGCTTTTCAAGCCTAACTTTCCGTCTCAGCTTCTTTTCAATATTCTTTTGGTGTTGCTGCAATGTGATCGCCCTCCTTGTCAGGGTTATAAACATAGTCATATTCCTCATACTTTTTATCGCCCAACAGTCGAAAATACTTCCCGCTTTGAGTGATCAAAAAGTAATACTCTTCCGCATTCTGATCAACGCACTGCCCTAAATATTGATTCGGATTTTTTGGATTTGAGCGAAATCCTAACCATTGCCATCCTCGCGCTTGTACGAAAAGCTGAAATGTCACACGTGCTGTCGTATAACTATTTACTGGATCGAACATACTAGGATGCGCCTCCTTTCCACTTTCCTAAAAAGTCAATGAAACCCGGGGTCTCAACTCGATAGGCTTGCAACTCAGATTCCGTCATATATTTACGACCATACTTGTTCTTCATGTTGATCCAATCCGTCCACGGCACAAAGCCGACCGTTTTTTTGATCATGCAGCAGACACCAGCCATCGCGCCAAGGTGCGCATGCATGTCGAGACAAGCAGCTTGATGATCCGTAACAACTGACTGCTGAATTCGGTCCTTCGTTGTCCTCTTTGCTTCAAAAACCACCGCTCGGCCATCGTCCAATGTCCCTTTGTAATCCGGTTGCGCTTTTCCAATCGGATAAACGATCATGCTGCCATCTTTATTAATTTTCTTAACCCGAAAAGGTTCCGGGGTTTTCTCGATCATCGCGATTTCTTTGTGCTGATAGTAGATGCATCCTTGATCAATTAGATTTTCAAAGAGCCGTCCTTGATCATTGTTTTGACGGTTACGCCAATTTGTTGAATAGTTCATGTGATCCTCACTTTCTAGCCATCGCGACTTTTCTTCCACATCTTGAGATATAAATGCCATCCACGAAATTCGTTGTATTTAAACTTGATGTCTTTGATCACGTGATTCGGGTAGATCTTTCTGATCGTCTCGAATCCTAGATCATTAGACATCGCCATTTTCTCCATCTGACGAAAAGAGAATATTTTTTTCCGCTTTTGCTTTTTCGGTCTCTTTAAATTCGTGCTGCAATTCCAAATCTTTTCGCCTTTTTTCCAACGCGCACCTTTTGATAAGTATGTCGCTAATGCTTCAAGCCCTTCATCGGTCGGAATTAAACGTTTAGCGTTGACCCTTCCTAACGATTTACGATTCTTGCCTCTTCCACGCGCCCAACAATCCTCGATATCATCCCTTGATAATTCCGGAACATGATTGATCACAATGTGGAAATGTACCCGTTTGAGATAGTCGCCTTCTTGATCCAGCTCGTACTCCATGACCCAGATATATTTAAAGTCACGACCATGCTTCTGATACTTTTTGCGACAGTTACGTAGAAATATTCTTGAGAGGATATATTTTGCTTTGCTAATTTGTTTGGGACCAGGTAGCTCCCCCTCGTTAAAAGTGAGTGTGAAGAAATAATCTCCTTTACCAAAGTTTCCTTGTAACGCGATCCTTAACCATCGAAATGTGTTACGGTTATTTACCAGCTGCTGCGCTGGCTTAGTCAGATATTCTGATCCTGTATCTTTGATTCGGTTCTTTCTTGTTTTTTCAGCTTCCACCACTGGGACGATCGCTACTTCTTGATAGTCTCCAGCGTAGTATCGATTCGCTTGTATATGCATATCCCATTTCTCCTAAAATCTGCTTTGTGTCCTCAAGTTAATACCTATTACAAGGACGTTAAACGCTGATTTATCAACGTTTTCCATTGAACCGAGACTTGAGAGATGATATAATGAATTCAGGTAGATTCATCAATCAAGAATGGTCCGTCTTTTTATAAAGATGGGCTATTTTTGTATAGAAAAAAGCTGCATGAGATCATACAGCTTTATGAAGTTTTTGACTTATAAGATAATCGTGATCTTACTTTGTTCAATTAATTCTGCAAGCTCCTTCGCGAGATATTCGCTGATTGATTCTTTTGCATGATGCTTCCACAAGCCGCCGTCCGCTTCAAACAATGCACATTCCCCACGATCATTGATTCTGAAAATAAACTGGCTTTCCGGCTGCTCTACTTCTAAGAACGTCCGATACGGTCGCAACGTTGCCGGGCTAGGTACTTTTCCCTCAGCGACTGTTCTTGCGCCTGTTTTTACTGTCGCTGTTTGAGTTACTCCGTTATCCGTTACATCTGCGCCATCTTCGATCCGGATCGCGCTAGAAAATTTTAAAATAGCTTCCGCGTGATCGGTGCGATCAAATAGCGATTGGATATTGATGACAAAGCGTTCCTGATCTAAAAAGTTTCCATACGGGAATCGTTGCATTTCCGCTTGCGCTTCGATCAAGCTTTCTCGTTTACGCTCCGCATTTAGCTGACTGTATACAACGACCTTAGTTGGGCTTTCAACATGCACTAATAACTCGTCGGGATCATCGATCGCCTCCTGGTCAAACTTAGATAATAAATACTGTGTTAGCCCGGTTAACGAGTTAACCTCAAGCGGTTTTGCGTATTTTGCAGGCAGCAAGTTGACTAAATTCGCTTTGCTGCTGTCATAAAACACATGATCCTCAATCTTGTGAATCACCTCTTGTCCGTTGCTCAGATCCACGGCATACTTCAATGCGTCCTTGATGTTCTCACTCATGTTTTTTCCTCCAAATTAATTAGTTTGTTGTTTCTGAAAATCAATGATGCCACTTTCGCTGCGCTCGATTTCTTCGATCGGTTGTCCGATATCTGTTTTGACTTGCAAGTCGTCCGGATCCATGAACAACTGACCGCGAGCGCTTGATTTCAATTCGCCTGCTTCAATTTGCCCGGTGTCTTGATTACGTCCGAACAGCACTTTAGTTTCGGTTTCTTCGCGAGGGACCAACTTGGAATTGCTCTTTGTCGATAGAACAAACATGTCGCGATCCTTGTTAGGTATGACTTCAATCGTCAGTGTGATCGTGCGCTTTTTGGTCGGCTCGGTGTTCCGGTCTAGTACGTTTTCAAGCACCTTAGCCATTTCATGCTCAAACTTTTCTTGAATTGCGCCATCATCGATAGTAGATAAATTTAAGTCGATTGCTTCTTTCATCGTTTCCACGGCTCCTCTCTTCCTGCTATCGCTCGCCGATAAAGCACCGGATGTTTGACTTTGTACTTAAATTCGTTCAGCTGATCGAATAAAAAGTTCGGTACAGTTTTCTTCTCCTTCCTAATTTTTCGAATCGTACTGCGGACTACCCGGATTGTCTGGTAGTCATCATATCTTTCTTGTTCTGCCGCATTCATCGCGATCTTCCGTTTTGCCATGCGTTACCTCCTGCTAAGAATTATTTGAATCGGAAAAGCGGAAAATGATTTTTTCCTCTATGCCTTTGCCGATTGTCACTTTGTGATGCCACAACTCGATTCCACGAAGTTGAAACAGTTCTGTTTTCCCTTGTCCTGTTTTCGCCTCAATCTTATAGACTTGTGTGCCTTCTCGTATCATTTTGCGGATGTACAAGACATCTGCTGATTGTGAAGCGAGATATGCGATTGCTGTTGATAGTGTGTAAGTAGATGCCGTTTGATCCATCATCTAGCACCTTGAGCGTTCGAGTTATGACGCAATTTGCGTTTGTACTCGCCATTTGCGATCCGTGCATTGTAGCGATCGACAAACCTGTTATAGGCTGCAACAAAGAAATGCCATGCGGTCCAAAGAATAATTACTGTTAAACCAGCGACCAGCGATACGCTGCTAACCATCGCCAATAACGATAAAAATAAAGTGACAAAAAGTGTGTCTTTAAGATCCTTGCTCATTACTCTGATCAACCTCCTTCATTCTCTTCAGATATTCCTTTAACTCGGCAACAACGGTTTCTTGAATTTTGTTTGTCAACATCACCAATGGAATACAATCGCCATTTCCGCCAATGATGGCTTCCGTTTCACTCACCATGTATCCATAAATAGCGGAAACGCCTTCCTTTACACATTCTCCTGTCGCTTGTCCAAACAAAGCATCTATTTTTTTGATCCTCTTATCTAGATCTTCCGGTAGATCTAGAGGCGGTAAGTACCTATCAACAAGGGCCAAAGCTTCCCCTCGTGTTTTTACCTCATGCGAAATACGTCCATCCGAATTTGAAACAGTAACTGTTATCATAGAAAACTCCTTTCCTGTGATTATTGATGATGATCGGAAAACGACCTCATGCATGCCCGCATTTTTTTATCGTGTTTTTCTTTTGTCGTTTTCCTCTCGCCATTTTTTCACTTTGTTAATGTTGAAAACTGGACTACCGCTCGGATTTGGCTCTGATTCAAGCCCAGCTTTCCGCCAGTTTCTGATTGTTGACGTTGAAACGCCTAACCTCTTTGCAAGCTCAGTTTGATTAAACTCAACTTGATTTACTTCCTTAAAAACGAGTTCTTGTTGTAACTCTTGCTTGATTTCTTCCCTTAATTCTAGTTTGACAGCTGGCAAGATAATCGAGAGGTTTTTTTGTACTTCCGCGCTGACTAACTCCTCAAAAGCTGTCATTTGATCACGCTCCCTTTTTATAGAATTTCTATCAATAAACACCTAACGCCCTAGAAAACTTATATCAGCTTTTTCGGTTTTTCCGAATCAGGGTCTAAATAAATATCTGCAACCCTTACCCCCAAAGCTTTGGCCAGCTTCTCTAATGTTTCGTATTTACCATTACGCATTTTTTCGATGTCTGTTTCGTAGATAAATATCGTTCTAGATGTGACCTTGCTCTTCTTTGCAAGGCGCTCTTTTGAATATCCTCTTAGCCGTCTAAGTTGCTCCAATGTATATTTTTCTTTTTTGATTTCCGCCATAATTTTCACCTCGTTTATATTTTGTTAACCCAAGTATATATTTCAGTTTTTCCGAAGTCAAGACTTTTATTTCAGATTTTCCGAAACAAATTCTAGCTTTTCTGTCTTAATTGAGAAAAACTCAACAAATAATCGGAAAAGCATTTCATTTTTTCCGAAGCAGTGATATGATGTATTCAAGGAGGGCGTTAGTGATGTTTGCAAAGAATTTAAAGTATCTTAGAGAGAAACACAATATGGAACAAATTGAATTAGCTGAAAAGCTTGGTAGAAAGAGTTCATCATCAATCAGTGAATGGGAAAAGGGAAAATACACTCCTAAATTGAAGGTACTGAATGAGATTTCAAAAATTTTCAAAATTGATATAGATGATTTGATGAACGTAGATCTATCCAGTAACGAATATACTCAATCTATCGAATCATTGTTTAATCAGTTAGATGACGATCGAAAAAAAGTTGTACTTGAATTTATCCGTTTTCAGCTTGATGACCAAAATAAGCAGTAAGTGAAAAGTTTCACCAGTTGTATTTTACCACAATTCTTAATATAAACGAACGTTTTTTGCTATTTTTGATAAAATGATTGAATATGCAAAATTTAAACGGCTTACTGAGTGCTTTCACATCAACTCTCGCCGGTGCAATAAGTACGTTCGACTCGTACTGAGAGAATTTTCATTGATATTCATATAAAAAAATACTCCCGCCAAAGTTGGGCCTTCGGCAGGAGCAATCTCTTTTTGCTATTACACAAATATTTTATCAGAAAGAGGTAGGAAAATGAATATAAAAGTTGTTTTTAGGAAATTATCGAATTATATTCCGATAGTCGCCAGTGGAATTGAAGTCTTAGACAAACACCCCCATGAGTCAAAAGTTGAGAGACTACAAGATTTACAGTCATCTAGTGTACCTGATTCATCATCCATCGCAAAGTGCAATAATTTATTAGATTTGTTCGGCAGAATGCTAAGTAAGTTACCGACGAATATATTCTTATCCATTTTTTTAGTACTAACAAGTATTTTATTAGCTGCTTGTAGTACTACTGATAACGAACTTGAAAAACTAGGTTTAGAGAAGACAGTGGCAGAAGATTTTTATAATTTCTCGAACACAACAAAAGAGTTATATTCTACTTTTATTAAAATCAATGAGTATCTACCTGATACAAACTATGTAGTTACAAATGAAGATTATAAAGAAGTATCTAGCCTCGTTAAGGATCTAGAAACATACTATGAGTCATTAAATCCAAAAGGATTCAGTGAATTTCAAGATTACTTATATGATGAGTCGAATACTATACGCAGCCCTATATTGATAATCGACAACATAGAAAAGAACTCAAGACAATTTAAAGTTGCCGAGGCTATGTTGATGTTTGATAATCTAACATACTATGCCAAGACATCCCTTGAAGCTAATAACGTATCGGACAATAATGTTGATATTATCATGGATTGGTATCACAACAATAACGATTATCAAAATCTATTTCAAGAGGCATACGAACATCGTTTTGATAAATAGGGAAAATAGGATACGTATATATAGCTTTTCTTCCCTCGCTGGTGCGTCAAGCGTGTTCGATTCGCGCTGAGGGCATTACCCTTTTCATGCATGCCCGCTGGAAAGGATAACAAATATGGCAGTAATCAAAAAGTACAAAAAAAAGAACGGTCAAACCGCTTATCAATTTGATTTATATCTAGGAGTTGATCCAAAAACAGGCAAAAAAAGACGCACTACACGCAGAGGTTTTGCAACTCAAAAAGAGGCAAGACTAGCATTAGCACGTCTAGAGGCTGGAGTTGACGAAGCACCAGCAAAAAGTAACACTCAACAAAAAAAGTATACCACTTTTAACGACGTTTTCAAATTATGGTATGAGACCTACAAATTGACAGTCAAAGACACCACATTGGAAAAAACAGATATTCATTTTAAAAATCATATTCTCCCGGCTATTGGTCATTTAGTCATTGATCAAATTACCTTTGAGGACTGTCAAAACGCGGTCAATCAGTGGTCCACGGAAACATCAATTTGTCGGATCTACAAATCATACGCCAATAAGATATTTGAATTTGCTATGAAAAAAGAAATCATTTCAAAAAATCCGATGGCACTCACTGACATACCGAAACAAAAATCGAAAAAGAAATCGGATGATCAGACTTACTACTCAAAAGAAGAGCTGGCAGATTTTCTGAATTGGACCAAACAGCATCGCCCGGAAAAAGAGTATGTTCTTGTTCGGCTACTTGCTTACACTGGGATTCGCAAAGGTGAACTAGCTGCTTTGGTTTGGGATGACGTTGACTTTGACAAAAAAACATTGCGTATAAACAAGGCAGTTGTATTACTAAAAGAACTCACACTAACAACTCCTAAGACAGAATCATCGTACAGGACAATCTCGCTCGATTCTGACACGTTAGAAATTCTTAGGCAATGGAAGACCTCTCAGAAAAAAGAATTCTTTAGACGAGGAATTAGAACCGAATCCGATAGCGATCAACTAATTGTTACAAATAAATTTAATAGCTTCATCTATCAGAACTATCCCAAGACTGTTATGAGCCATTACCCGGGAAACAACCTCACTCCACATAAACTACGTCACACACATGCGTCTTTACTGTTAAACGCTGGCGTATCGATCACAGACGTGCAACGTCGGTTAGGTCATTCAAGCGCAGCAACAACTATGAGCATATACGCTCATGCGACTAAGGATGATGCGCACGTTGCGGACGCTATGTCGAGGATTTTTGCGGGATAAATCCTCGGGGTAGTCAAAAGGGTAGTCAAACCGATTTATCCTTGATAAATCGCGATATATCAAGCTAGTTATTATACAACAAAAAAAAGAAAAGCGTGGCATTCACCACACTTTTCTGAAAAACTTATGGTTTACACATGAACTAATCCTTGCTGATGCAGGCTTTCAGCGATTTGAACAGAGTTCCATGCCGCACCTTTCAGCAAATTATCAGAAACGACCCATAAATGCAAGCCGTTTTCGACATCCAAATCTTTGCGAATCCGACCAACAAAGGTTTCCGTTTTGTCCACACTGGTCAAAGCTTGCGGGTACACTTGTTGACTCGGATCATCTTGCAAGACAGCTCCTGGCGCTTCGCTGATCCACTGTCTGACTTCCTCAACACTGGCATGGTCTTTGGTTTCGATATAAATCGACTCCGAATGACCGCTAAACACAGGGATCCGCACACACGTAGCTGCTACTTTGATCTGCGTATCTTCCATGATCTTCTTCGTTTCATTGATCATTTTCCACTCTTCGTAAGTATAATCGTCTTCAGCAAAGACATCGATTTGCGGCAAGGCATTAAACGCGATTGGGTAGTGCTTCTTGTCGCTGCCTGCTGGTAAAATCTCAGGGTTTAGTTCATCAGCGGCTTTGCCAGCTAATAATTCTTGAGATTCACGAGTCAATTCAGCCAAGGCTTGGGCGCCAGCACCTGAAACTGCTTGATACGTCGAAACCAAGACCCTCGATAAACCGACTTTTTGACGAATCGGTTCTAACGCCACCATCATTTGAATCGTTGAACAATTCGGATTGGCAATGATTCCTTTATGTTGCGCTAATGCATGAGGATTCACCTCAGGAACGACTAGAGGAACATTCGGGTCCATCCGAAAATGACTGGTATTGTCGATCACGACTGCACCGTGTTTGACTGCTTCTGGAGCAAATTGTTTTGAAATGCCGCCACCGGCACTGAACAATGCAATATCGACGCCTGCAAAGGAATCTGCGGTCAGCTCTTGAATAACGAGCGGTTCATTTTTGAACACAAGGGTCTTCCCAGCAGAACGTTTGGATGCCAACAACGTTATTTTTTTGATCGGCAACGTGGTCTTCTCCAACATCTCAATCATTTTTGTTCCTACTGCGCCGGTAGCCCCGACAACTGCTACGTGATACCCTGTACTCATCAAATCACTCCTCGAATAAAAATACATTT